CTCTGATCCGGTGGATTGGAGCGGTCACTTTCAAAGGATCAAGACATGGAATTTTCTCCCGTTGCCTATACGCCGGACGGCGTGGCCGTGTTCGGCAAGGACGAAGGCTTGCTCGTCAAGTTCTTCAAGCATCCCGAAATCTCGCGCTTTCAAAGCACCGAGCGCGGCGTTCCGATCTATAACGATGTGGTGATGATCGAGGTCATCAATCCGGGCGAGAAGGAGCCAGTGCGCGTGCTCAAGACCCGCGAGCACGAGTTTCGCTTTCCGAAGCAATGGGAAGCGTTCTGCAAGGGCCAGAGCCAAGAAGTGCAATCCGGCACGCCGCTCGATCACCTGTTCCCGAACGAGCCTGGTACCGTGCTCACGCTCCGGGCCAGCAATATCTTCACCGTGCAGCAGCTTGCGAATTTGCACGACACCGCGATCAACAACCTCCAATTCGGCCGCACGCTGGTTGACCGCGCCAAGGCGTATCTCGGTACGGCGGAAGGCGGCGCGCAGTTCCATCAGATGGAAAAGACCATCGCGGACCAGGCACGGGCGCTGGAAGACATGAAAACGCAGATGGCAGCGATGCAGGAGCAGATGAAAGCCGCTCCGCAACCGCAGCCGAAGCGCCCCGGTCGTCCGCCCAAGATCACCACCGTTCCAGCGGAGAACTGACATGCCCAGCGTTTCCGCCAATTCACTCGTCCAGGTGGGCGTCCCCGATCAATTCGCAAGACGTATTGGCAACACGCTGCGCACCATCGCCGGCGTCGGAACGGCGCAGTCGGGGGCCGCGTCGATCACGCCGAACTCCAACTGCGTTTTGGGAACGACCAGCAGCGGGCAGACTGCGTTTGTTGTGTCCACAGCATGGCAGGTCAGCGACTCGTTTCTGTTCTTCAACACGTCGGCGACGACCGCTCTGCTCTTCCCGCAATCCGGCGGTGCGATCAACGGCGGATCGACCAATGCCAGCATTTCAGTTGCCCAGAACACGGGCGTTGAACTGCTGAAAACCTCGTCCACGGCATGGCGCGCGATTGCCAGCAATGCCGGGACGGGAACGGCGTTCACCGACATCACCGTGGACGGGATCACCGGTACGGACGCCTCGCTTGGGATCACCGGGCTCGCGGCGGCTCAGGGCGGCGCTGTTGCCGTCACGGGCGGCGCATCCTCGACCACCGGCAATGCGGGTGGCGCAGTCACGCTTGCGGGTGGCGCAGGCGGCGCTACCGGCGCAGGCGGCGCGGTCACTCTGACGGCGGCGGCCGGCGGCGCCACGTCGGGCTCCGGCGGCAACGTCAATCTCACAGCCGGTGCCGGCACCAACGGCAACGCCAACGGCGGGTCCATCGTCAACACTCCCGGCGCATTGAATGGCTCCGGGAAAACCGGACTAGTCTACAATCGCGGCGTCACCGTTACCAAGCAGGCGGCGCCCGCGGCGAAGACCGTCACGGCGGCGATCACTGCGGCCGAACTCGTCGCCGGACTTATCACCACCACGGGCGTTACCGCTCCGTCCATCCATCAGTTGCCGACTGGAACCTTGATCGACGCGGAACTGCCGGGCGTCGCGACCGGCGACTCGTTCTTTTTCTCGATCATCAACACGGGAACGGGCGCGAGTGACGACGCGACAATCACGGTCAACACCGATGTAACGATTGTCGGCAATCCGACCATCGGCGCCCTGACCGACGCGACGATCATCTCCGGCTCCGGCCGGTTCATGGCTCGCCGCTCCGGCGCGAATACGTGGGTCGTCTATCGGGTGGCATAATGGGGTTGACGCTCCTCCAGATCGTACAAACGGCAGCAAATGAACTTGGACTGACAGCGCCGACAACGGTGGCTCAAAACACCGATCCGCAAGTCGTCCAGCTCATGGCGCTGACGAACCGCGATTGCGTCGGCCTTTATCGCAACTACGACTGGACCGACCTGCAAATCCCGTTCATCGTGAACGTGGAAGCGCCGATCACCATCACCGGCGATATTGCGAACGGCTCGGCCATCATCAACAATATCACGAGCACATCCGGGATCGACACGACGTATGCAATCAGCGCGACCGGCACCCCGCAGGCGCAGCGGGTAGCGGAAGTGCTGTCGGCGAACTCGGTGCGCTGTTCCATGCTCAATACGGCGGACGCCACAGCAGCCGATATTGTGTTTGCGAAAGACACCTTCAATCTGCCAGACGACTTCGACCGCTACATCGGACAGACGTGGTGGGACCGCTCGAACTTCTGGCGCCTGATCGGGCCAGATAGTCCGCAGCAAGACGAGTATGTACGCTCCGGCATTTTCGCGACCGGCCCGCGCCGCCGCTGGCGCCAGATCGGCCGCAAGCCTGCGGCATGGCGCATCTGGCCGCCCCCGTTCGCGGGCGGTGCACCGGCTCCTGGTGCGCTCGTCTTCGAGTACATCTCGAAGAATTGGGTCGTTGGCGCGGATGATGTAACCAAGCCGCTGTTCACCGCTGATACCGACGAGCCGTTGCTTGACGACCAGCTTATCATTATGGGCGTCAAGTGGCGTATGTGGCAGATCAAGGGTTTCTCCTACGCGGCGATGCAGCAGGAATACATCGATGCCGTGAACACGAAGTTCAGCACCGATGGCGGCATTCCCGACCTCTATCTCAACCGTCGCACCGGGCCGTTCCTGATTTCGAGCGCCAACGTGCAGGACGGATTCTGGCCCGGGCCGGGGAATCCGTGATGAACGACGAAATACAAAAAGCAATTGCTCAGGCGATGGCAGGGTCACAAGGAATGATGATCCCGCCATCCGGCCGGTATATCGGAGGTCAGTGGGTTCCAAACAATCTCGATCAAATGGTCGTCCCGAAAAGCCTGCCATTCGACAAAAACACATTTGATCCGGACTCCGTTGCAACAGATAGATCGCTAAATCCCTTCTTTGGGATGAAGGGCCTATAAATGCGCGCATCCTACGCAGCAGAGCGTGACCGCTCGCGAGCGCCGCGCCCTGCGGTGGCACAGGGTGCCTCGATCCCGCCGCCGATTGAAGGCTGGGACGCGATTTCGCCCGTGCAATCGATGAAGCCGACGCGCGCGATCAAACTGGAGAACTGGTTTCCACAGTTGTCATGGGTCGAGTTGCGCCGGGGCTCTACCCGCTATGCCACGCTGGACGAGGTTGATCCGGTCGAAACAGTCATGTCCTATCAGGGCGCGTCGGACACTGCCCTATTCGCCGCCTCGGGAACGTCGATCTGGGATATTACGCCGGGCGGCAAGATCAACACCGCAATTGTGGCCGGGCTGACCAATGCGCGTTGGCAGCATAGCAATTTCGCCGGCACGGGCGGGGATTTTCTCTACATCGTGAACGGCGCCGACGATCCGCACTATTACGACGGCACGACGTGGAACACAGCGACAATCACCGGTACAGGAATCGACGCGACCGCCTTCATTCATGTGCAGCCGCACAAGGGGCGCTTGTGGTTCGCGATCAGGGACACGAGCGACGCGGCCTATCTCGCGCCGGATAGCGTGCAGGGGACGGCGACCAAATTCCCGGTGGGCGCAAACTGGAAAATGGGCGGCTTCCTCATGGCCGTCATGTCGTGGTCTATCGATGGCGGCGCTGGTCCCGACGACTATCTCTGCTTTCTGTCCTCGCGCGGTGAGGTTTCTGTCTACACAGGGACGAACCCCGCCAGCGACTTCGCTCTTGTCGGCACCTACTACATCGGGCCGCCGATTGGGCGGCGCTGCTTCACCAAGGTAGGCGCCGACATCGCGATCCTCTCGATTGACGGCGTGGTGCCGCTTTCGAAGGCGATGGTGTTCGAGCGCGCGGCGCTCCCCAAAGTCAGCATGACAGCGAACATTCAGCGCATCGTCAACCAATCGACGCGCGCCTACCTGGATAATTACGGCTGGCAGCTCATCTCCTATCCAAGCGGCACGCGGGCGATCCTGAATGTCCCTGTGGTCGAAAACGAGACGCAGGAACAGTACGTGATGAACACACTGAGCGGCGCATGGTGCCGCTTCATCGGCCAGAACGCCGTGTGCTGGGAACTGTATGGCGATGATCTTTTCTACGGCGGCAACAACGGCGTCATCAATCAAGCGGACCGAGGATCGACCGACGATAACGCAGTGATCGCCTACGACATGGAATGCGCGTTCAACTATGTCGGCGCGCGTGGCAT